TGCCCACGAACTGCAAGAAGTCATTCCGTTTGCTGTAACGGGTGAGAAAGATGCTCTTGACGAAGAAGGCAACATCAAGCCGCAAGGCGTGGATTACAGCAAAATCGTGGTTCACCTTGTTGCTGCAATTCAAGAACTCTCGGCCAAAGTGGCCGCTTTGGAGGCTAAATAATGGCTATCACCTACACATGGTCTTTCCCGCAGTTTAACGTTGCGAAGGCTGAAGACGGCCTGACAGATGTCGTGAAGACAATCCATTGGCGCTATGACGCGACCGATGGCGATCATTCAGCGGGTGTTTATGGTTCCGCTGGTCTTGGCGCTCCAAACCCGCAGGACTTTATCCCCTTTGCAGACCTGACGGAAGCTTGGGCAGTTGCGGCTGTTTCGGCTTCAGTTGACGTTCCTGCAATGGACGCTAGTTTGGCAGCGCAGATTGAAACTGCGAAAAACCCGCCCATCGTTCCGATGGCGGCACCATTTGCAAAGGCTCCGTAATGGAAAACGCACAGATCACGCTGACTCTGACAGTTAACCAGTGCAACATCATCTTGAATGCACTTGTTGCACGTCCTTATGTCGAGGTGGCAGACATTATCGCTGTCGTCAAATCTCAAGGCGAGAAAGCTGTTGCGGAACTTCAGACTATTGCGCAAGACGACACGGTACAATAACCCCGGACGAGGGTAGACGATGCCTTTGCAAAAGCTCCAGTTCCGACCCGGTATTGTCCGTGACCTGACCGGGTACACGAATGAGGGCGGCTGGCGAATCTCCAACCTTGTCCGTTTTCGGTACGGGTTTCCAGAAACAGTCGGCGGCTGGGCAAAGTACTCGACCGACCAGTTTCTTGGCACGTGCCGTTCCATGCTCAACTGGACGACCCTGATGGGCGACAATTTGTTGGGGATGGGTACGCACCTAAAGTATTACATCGAGCGCGGCGGTCAGTTTAATGACATTACCCCGATCCGCAGCACGGTTGTTCTGTCCAACCCTTTCACCGCTACAAACGGGTCGTCCGTTATCAACGTAAATGCCGTTGGCCACGGATGTACGCAAGGTGACTTCGTGACCTTTAGCGGTGCTGCCAGTCTTGGAGGCAACGTCACCGCAGCCGTTCTCAACAAAGAGTATCAGGTCACCTTCATTGACAACAACAACTACTCAATCACGGTTGCCGTTACGGCCAATTCATCCGATTCCGGAAAGGGTGGGGCGTCAGTTACCGCTCAATACCAGATCAACGTCGGACTTGATACACAAGTCGGCGCTAATGGATGGGGCGCGGGTACATGGGGTCGTGGAACGTGGGGCAGCGGCACCACTCTTTCCGCCAGCAACACACTGCGTCTTTGGTCGCAAGACAACTACGGCGAAGACCTGATCTATAACGTCCGCAACGGAGGTCTTTATTATTGGGATGCTTCTACCGGATATAGTCCGGTTACGCGCGGCGTATCTCTTGCCTCACTTTCGTCAGATCCCACCACGCCAACCATCGCTTCTCAGGTCATCGTCTCGGATCGTGATCGTCATGTGATTGCATTTGGTGCCAATCAGGGTGGGTCCACGGCCCAAGATCCATTGCTCATTCGCTTTTCGTCACAAGAAGACCCTTTCACTTGGACAGCAACGGCGACAAATACAGCAGGTGATTTGCGTCTTGGTAGCGGCAGCGCAATCGTAAAAGCGGTTGAAACCAAGCGTGAAATCTTGGTGTTCACTGAACTTGCTCTTTACTCGATGCAATATGTCGGACCGCCCTACACATTCGGTATCCAGCAACTTTCTTCCAACATCAGTATCAATGGCTACAACAGCGTTGCCGCTATTGACGACACCGTCTTCTGGATGGGTGACAGAGAGTTTTATGTCTACACGGGTAAGACAGACCCACTGCAATGTCCGTTGAAAGACTATGTCTTTACGGATTTCAACTACAGTGAACGTGACAAAGTCTATGCGGGCTTGAACTCAGAGTATAATGAGATCACATGGTTCTATCCCTCCGCAAACTCAAGTGAGAACGACCGCTATGTCACGTTCAACTACAAGGAACAGGTCTGGACGTATGGGAATCTTGCTCGCACGGCTTGGCTTGACCATGGGGTCCGCGAATATCCTCAGGCCGCAAGTCCGGACAACTATATCTACAACCATGAGTTTGGTACGGACGACGGCAGCACGACTCCGGCAACTCCTCTGAACGCCTACATCGAAAGCTCGCCTCTTGATATTGGAGACGGAAATCAATTCTCGTTTGTGCGTCGTATCATTCCAGATGTGACGTTCATCAACGCGACAAACGATCCGCGTCTCGACCTGATCATCAAGACGCAGAACTATCCGGGGTCCGATTACCAAAGTGGTTCCGATTCGGAAGTTGTTCGCACGGCCACCGTTCCTGTTGAGCAGTACACTCAAGTCAAGGATATCCGTTTGCGCGGCCGCTCAATCATTTTTCGGGTCGAAAGCAATCGCGTCGGAACCTGTTGGAGACTTGGTTCTCCTCGTATCGAGATCCAAGCAGATGGACGTCGCTGATGGATGTCCGCCTTATCCCGCCGATCTTTACCCGTGCTCCGGCGCAGTACGAACAGACATACTTTAACGATCTGATCCGCGCTTTGATCAGCCTGATCACGTATATCCAAGCACCGGGCGAAGGACGGCAAACCACGATTGTGTTGACCAATCTGGCCAGCAATGATTCGGGCCTTGAACCGGGGACCATTTTCCAAGTGGATGGCGCTCTCCGGATATCCGTCATCAACAAAGCGTATGTGGCTGGATTGTCCTCAACAGGGCGCGTTGGCTCTGTAACAGTAACACTCTGAGGCTTGTTTTACTGGTCTCAAAAGGGTAGATTTGTCGGCGAACCCTCAGGCTTTGTCCTGCCCCCTCGCCGTGTCGGCGCTTAAAAACGCTCATAGGGAAAGTCTATGCAGGGTACAGAGCTTCTTAATGATCCTAGTTTTGCCCAGACGCTGGAACAATCACCGTTCCAAGCGAAGGATTTGCCGGGTCTATCCACAGCCGTTGCAGATACCTTTGGAAAACTTTCTGTTGACCAGCGGAAAGAACTGAAGGCTGTCCTCGACGAACTGGACGATCTGTCAGAACAGGAACTGGAATCGTTTCTTCGTCTGATTGGGTACGTTGAACAGGACCCTAGTCAGTACCCTAAACTGGTCAAGCAACTGGTCGCGACAGGCGCGTTCTCTCCAGAGGACGTCCCCCAGCAGTACGACCCAAGCCTGATGGCCATTGTAAAAACCCTTATTGGACAAGCACTTAGGCGTGTTCGCGCTGTGTCGTCCCCGACCTTTGCAAAGGGCGGCATTGTTTCCTTGAAAAAGGAAGCGTCAAAGGTTGCCGCTGCGGGTCGTGGTGGCGATACGATCCTTGCCCACATCAATCCGATGGAAGCCGACATGCTTAAGCGCATGGGCGGCCGTGGCACGATCAACCCGAAGACAGGTCTCCCTGAGTTTGGCTTTTGGAAGTCTCTTGGGAGCATCCTTAAGGTCGGCGCGCAAATCGTCGGGACAATCGCCCTTACAGCCATAGGCGTTCCGCCTATTTTTGCGGGCGCTATTTCTGGGGGCGTCACCTCTTTGCTGTCAGGTGCCAAACCAGCGGACGCTTTGAAGAGCGCGCTCATGGGCGGCTTGACTGCTGGTATCGGCGCAGGCATCAGCAGCAGCATGGCTGGCGGAAGCTTCTTTGACGGTATCAGCAAGGGCTTCGTGTCTGGAACAGCTATCCCCGGCTCCGACCTCTTCAAGCAGACTTTCGGTATGGGCGACGCGGCGGCTGGAGCCAACGCCACTGGGGAAGCCGCTGCCGCCGCTGGAGCAAGAGCACCTCACGCTTTGGACGCTCCTCTTCCCGGCAATCCGGCTGCCGTTGGTCCAAACGGTCCGGTTATTCCTCCCGGCGTAACCCCTCAGGTTAAGGCTCCTGACCTTTTTTCCAGCGAAGGCATCAAAAGTCTGTGGTCCAACTACAAGGTTCCAATCATGCTTGGCGGTGGCGCACTGCTTCTTGGCATGGGTCAGGACAAAGAAGAGATCAAACCCAGCCTTGTTGGCGGCGGCAAGACTGGAACAGGCCTTCTTAACGAGCAGCCCACAACCTACGGCTTCAGCGCAGCAAACTTTGCTCCCCGCACTCCACAGGCCCAGACACCCGTGTTTC